GGTATAGCTACACCCAACGTGGCAATCTCTGCCGCTGTCTTAGGTACAGCCTTCACTCCCTTGCCTGCAAGATATCCTCCAACACCGCCCATAGAAGCACCGAGGAAAACACCAGACGCTGTAGACTTGAGAACCTCTGTGAGGTCCACACCGCCTTCCTCTGCCTGTTGCTCAATACCACTGTGCAGACCATCATAGAATCCAAGCATAGTCGCATCTGTAACACCACGATTAATAGCTTTAATCTTCGCTTTAGCTGCTCCGAACTTTGCTGCTCTTTCTGCCACTCGTGGCGATACTTTAGCAGCCATCAGCTTCTTAACGACGGGCTTGGCAAATGTGGTGCCAACCTTAGCTCCGACTCCAAGCGTAGCAAGGTCAAGTGGCATTACAAAGGAAAATATCTGCGCTGCTATATCTTCTAGAATATTAGGGTCATATCCACTGAGGTCAAAAGGCTTATCGCCTTTCATAATGGTATGAGCGAGACCTGTGACGGACTCGTTATATGCGTCTTTTAAAAAATTGGGAAGATGGTCAGTCCAACTATCTACATCTCTAGGTGGAGATGTAACAGCAAGATATCGAGAAGACAAATCACTACTTGATGCTTTTGGGTCTGGACCTAAGATGTCATCTGAAAAGATAACATCTGAAAATTTTACACCGTTAGGCATACTAGTGAGCAATAAATAGGTTAACTAATTCTTCTATCTGCTCATATGTAATAGGTTTGTTTCCATATGTACCCTGACCAGTACCTATTACTTGTGCTAAATTTCTTCTAACATAAGTTTTATTTGCGATGGCCAATCGAAAGTGTTTCCAAGGAATTGCTGCAAACTCTTCACCCTTCTCATCTTGAAGCGATACATACGTACCACCCCACCTTCCAGTATCAAGAGCGGCTTGACCAAAAGATGTCGTTACGGGACCGGGGTTTTGTGCTGTAATAGCGGGTCCTTCGCGGTCACCATCATCGCCATTCTCATCACCAAGTAACTCAAATCCCATTTTTGTCCACTGGTCAAATGTTAAAAAGTCACTAATAAATCCTTTAGGAGTTTGTAGTGCTCTTAATTTTCCACTAGTTATAAGACCCATAAATCCATCGACCTGTGCCTCGGTTGCTTTCCCATCAGTAAGTTTCATTCTCTTACCAGTAGAATCTGTAATACCTTCCTTAGTGACCGCTTTGGCTTCTATCCATATTCTTAACGCTTCACGTGTTTGGTTAGGACCGTATTTAAAATCAGCAAGTGTCTTGTCCTTATCCAATTCTGGTTCTAGTTCTTTTAAAGCATTGGGCCAATAATTATCTAGCGCATAGCTTTGTTCGTCCATTATCTGTTTAGATGAAGCAAGGCTACCTATCGGAACACCAGTCTTGTCATCATAATTAGAAGGATTTGTAGATAATTCGTAGTGTAATTTTGCTTGTGCTTCATGGTCTGATGTCAGTCTATTCCATTCACTTTTTAATTTCATCTGTTTATAGTGTTCTATTCTCTCGCTACCTTTTGACATATGATTATATACTAAATTATATGCATCATTATCAGCATGCTCTATAGTATTCTTATCAAGAAGAAACTCTGACGGTAATTTGTTTCCCAACACAACTTGGTTGGCAAAATTGAGAGCTTTACGTGCACCAGATTTTTTTTCCTTACCTGACGCAATAGTTTCTATCGCATTGTCGTAAAATTGTCCCATATCAGCATCTGTAAATAAATCTTTATTAGCCTCTGCCATCAACTTAGCACGCTCAAATCGCCCTGAGTCAATATCTCTAATAACATGATTCAATACGAGATTTGCTCTATTAGTTGTATTGGTCTTAGCCCTCTCTCTATCTGCTCTTATCAACCCTAATCGTCTTTCAATCTGCCTACGACTCTCATTGTCCTGTGCAACCGATACTCTTTTTGCTTCTTCCGAACTACGCCATGCTCTTTCTTCTCTCTCTCTTTCGACAGTAAACTCTCTGTGACTACGTTCAGCTTCAGCCTCTGCTTTAATCTGTTGAGCACTTTTAAGGAAAGACATAAGATTATTAAGTGTAACCTGTTGAGGAGTAGGCGTACGACTCCTAGTGTACATTATGTCTGATAAGCTCGGTACTTGATACGGTGTTGCCATAATTTACTCCCTAATTGCTACCCCTATGTAGTGCTAAGGCCACGGGCTAAAGGACTCAGGTTTCCAATCGCCGGAACCCTCTTTCAGACTCTGTCCAAACCCAACGTTCGTGTATCCAGAACCACCATTACCGCCGCCTAGGCCTGCACCAGCCTGAGTAAGCCCGAACATCTGTCCGAATATACCCTGCAGTGCACCCAGTAATGAGCCTTCAATACCACTCACACCAGCTTGATACTGTTGTCCAATATCATACTCTCCACGTCGTTGGTCTAGTCCCATCATGCCTTGTTGTAAGCCTAGTCCTTCCAATAAGCTCTGAATGCCAGAAATATCTTGTCTCTGACCAAGCTCAGCCATTCCTGCTTCTGTGCCTAATCCACGCATACCAACATCATAACCCAATTGTGCTTGTTGCTGTGCCGTACCAAATCTACCTGCCGCAGCGTCGTATCCAAGTTGAGCTTGCTGTCCAAGTGTTCCTAGTCTACCAGTTTCTGCTCCATATCCAAGAGTTGCCCTCTGGCCAAGTGTTCCTAATGCACGTAAAGCCGCTGTTTCTTGTAATCCTGCCCGACCGTATGCGGCACTTCCAGCCGAAATTATATTTCCTGCGTCATCGTACTGCGGGGCACCATAGGCACGTTGTGCCGAAGTTAACTGTTGACCTAAAATGTCCTGACCATATGTTCTTTGTAAGCCAGCTTCACCTAGTAATTGGTAAAGCCTCCGTGCTTCCGCACCCTGTTCACCGTAAAGCTGTTCAGCCTCTGTAACTCTTCCTAATCTTTGTGCACCCGCAATATCAGCACGAGTCCGTGCTTCTCCAAGTGCTGCTTGCCTCTGGGCTGTTGACCTTGCTGCCCTAGATTGAGCTGCGGCCAATCTTTGTTGAGATGTTCCTGAGGCATATGCTTGTTCCGCTTGTTCTTCTGTAAGTTGCTGTGCAAAACTTCCAAGACCATACGTTTCTGCTTGCTCTGCACCAGTAAGTGCAGTTCCTGCTCTTCCAAGCTCATATGTACCCGCTTCTCTGGCGGCTTGTTCAGTCAGTCCTGCCGTACCAAGTTGATACATACCTGCTTCCTCTGAGGCGGCTCGCCTGCGAGCAGCTTCTCCTGTTCCAAAACCCGCAGCTGCTTCAGTCTCTTCTCGTGCAAGCCTAGCTCTCTCCAACCCATATGCACCAGAAGCAAGTGCTTCTTGATATGCTCCACCTGCTGCACCTAACTGCTGTCCTAAAATATCTCGACGATAAGTGCCAGCCTCCTGTACTCCTCGTAATCTTTCTCCTGCTTCTGCTTGTTGGCCGGCGGCCCTCAGCCCGGTGAGAGTTCGTTGTGTTTCAACATCACCAAGTTCTTCTCCTCTTTCTGCGACCATAGTCTCCAATGCTTGACCACCGCGTTGGGCCATCATTCTACCAAGCATTGATTCTCTTCCCGCTGCGGTAAATCCAGTCTCAGCTTCTCTTTCTCGTAGCGCACCTCTTTGTGTCCGCAATTCTTCTCTAGCTCTCTCTCCACCTTCTACGAATCGTCTCTTAGCAAGAGCCTCTCGCCTTCCAAGGCCTGCCATCGTTCCCAATCTTTCTGCTTCGATAGCACCCGTTGCTGTCTGATAGGTTCTTCCGGCGGATGCCTCTTCTCTTCCTAGTCTTTGTTGTTCTATTCCACCTACACCAAGTCTCGCTACTTCTCGTTGATACTCAGTACCAGCCCTAGCTGTCCTACCGCCAACTCTTGTGATTTCAGCGGCTTCCTCTTCTCCGGCACGAGTAGCCTGCCCTGCGTATCTACCTGCTTCAGCGGCATATGCCTGCTGTGCACGCCCAACCTGACCACCAACACGTGCCTGCTCAAGAGCAAGTCTCTGTCCAGCTCTACCAGTTTGCCCTGCAATTCTAGTCTCTTCCTGACCGTAAATACCTCTAGCACGTTCTGTGGCTTGTCTTAATCTTGTAGCCTCTAAGCCTTGCGTACCATATCTTGCCTGTGCGGCTTGTGCCCGAGAAGCAATCTGAGCGGCTTCGAGAGTACGAGCAGTTCCAGCCTGAGCTAATTCTGCAGCTATAGCTTGTGATTCTGCTCCAGCATCTCCATATAAAGTCTCTTCTCTTGACAGTTGGTCTGCAATTCCTTTTGCCTCTGCACTTGTCTCTCCGTACAATTCTTGCACTCTAGCAAGTTTCTCTCTCCGTGAAAGTGTTTCATATCCTTCTTTACCTTCTTCTGTACTGTAGCGAGCAGCTGCACTATTATATTCTTCTGTCAGCCTTCTATATTGTGGACTGCCAGTGCCGTATTGAGCTTCAGCGTCAGCAAGTTGCTCCGCAAGCTCATCCCTTGCAAGTTTAGCTTGTTCCGTAGCTTCTGCTTCTCTCTTCGTAATATCGTCTTCAGTAATTCTTAATTCTTCGCCAGCTTCATACTTCTGCCTCTCTAGGGCCTCTTGAGTAATACCTAGTTGAGTTGCTTCCTCGTCAAGCCTCCTATCTAAGTCTTCTGTTGTAATACCAAGTCGGTCCGCTTCCTCTTTTTTTCTTGCGTCAATGTCTGCGGTTGCTAGAGTATATCGTTCGCCTACAAATCCAAGTTGTGCTTCCTGCGCATCTATCTGCCTTTGAAGTTCATCTCCACGGTATCCATATTCCTCAGAAAGAAATGCTTGTTCTTGTGCTCTCTGGTCTCGCAATTGGCCAAGAAGGGTTTCATAACGACCCATTTGCGGTTGCATAACGAACTGTTCAATGGTCTCTCGTGGAATGTCCGGAAACATCTTTGCAAGATTATCATAAAAATCATCTCCCAATAAACCGCGTTGGCCCTCAGTAAGACCAAGAGTATTAAGCAAATCTGATAATGGGTCACCCGTATACTGTTGCCACTCAGGAAATGGACCTTCTTGGCACTGTGCAATCTCGCCAGAATACTCGTATCCCTCACACGCTACTTCAGCGTACTGAGTGCCGTCCCATTGAAATTCTACTCTAGTATTAATCCACATAGTATTATTATCTTCCGTATCGTCTACGCAGTTGAAATGGGTTTAAATCTAGTTTAGATGGTGTACTCATGGCAGCTATTGATGGTGGAACTCCCATTGACATTGGATTTGTTCGTCCGTACAGGCCACTTAAGTCAGGAGCAATTGGATTATAAAGTGCTTGTGGTCTACCTGCACTCATAGTTTGGTACAATCTCCAATCTATTTCTCCCTTTGGAATTCCTGTCTTCAGCATACGCTTCTGAAACTGTTTATATGTTTCTGCCTCTTGTGTGCCAGCACCTGCCCCTCCAAAAAGACTTGATAGTGCCTGCTCTTGAAGAGCAGCTGTTCCAAATTGCATGGCAAAGCCCGATGCAATAGATTCTCTGGAGGCCTTCATGATATCTCCAGCACTGCGGATTTGAGTATTGATTTGACCAAGGTCATATTTTATTTGCTTTGCCTGAGGTTTACGAAAATATTCTGTTTCAATATTAGCGATGTCAGCTTCATTTATTTCCTTCCCCTTAAATCCTTTAGCTTTTTTATGTGTGAGTGCTTTTGATAGTGCATACGCCGCAGCTGCAGGAATGGCAATCGAACCAAGAGTACTACCTACAGCAGTTTTAAAAACATTTTTTGCTGCCCACTTTGCGGCTTCTCTACCAAGAGTACCTCCAATGAATCCACCCCAAGTACCTCTTTCTGCTATATCTGCACCTACACTCTGGGCACGACCTGCCTCTGCTTCTTGCTTTCGTGCAATGTCTCTTTTGGCCTCTTCTTGCTGTTCTGTTTCTTTCGCAAGCTGAATACCAACTTGAGACCTTCCAATGCTAGCCATAGCTGCATTCCTAGCGTCAATTGCTCGTAACTGTGCTGAAAAAGCATCAGCCATTACTCCATCTCCTCCCATACATTAGTCGTCACCAGTGTAGAGTCTCTCTCTTCAACTGGTAAAAATTCTGTATAATATAATTTTGCTCCCAAGCGAATATATAATCTCAAGTTCTTTCCGGGAACTCGTGCATACACTCTTTCTCCGTCTAGCATCTGCGATACTGCAGGTGGCTTATCCGAAATAGTAATAGGACGCTGTGTCATATTCCTAAGTTTTCGTTCCTGAGTCTGCACTAACTTACTCGCTTGTATATAGGTCTATATTCAATAGACATATCATTTATCTGTATTCCTTCCGACGTGCCTGTGGCAGTAGTCGGATTTGTAATTTTAAATCTTATACTCTGACAAGAGATGGGACTGCTTGAAGTAGCTCGTAGTTTTTTCCATCCTGTTCCCGTACCACTGAAATTACCAGTAAGCTGGTCTGAAAAACTTGTGCTACCGTCCGTAGCATAGTATATCGGTTGTGTCTGGTCATTGTCGCTTTTATAGGTGAGAGTAAGGCCATAGACTTTCTTTACTCTACCGGGGTCTCCAAAATCTATATCTTTCGTTGTCACCTTAAAATTCTCAGCTGTAATATCACGGATGTCATCCGACCATTCTTTTACACTATAATTATCAGTAGTAGAATTCCACAAGTTACCCCCTGAATAAGAAGTCCAGTTTGCATTAGTGTTTGTCCAAGTCAAATCTGAAGTTGTAAGATTCTGATAGGTAGTTGTCATGTTACCATTCCAGTCAGACACTATATTACTGCGATTGACGTTCGTATCAAATGCTGCCTGTCCCGAGACCCAAGAACCTGTACGAAAATCGTATACGTATACATCTCCATCCGTAGCAAAAGAACTCTTTAAGATAATCAGGTAATATTTCTTAGGATTATACCCTATGACAGTATTAGCATTAACATAATCTTGCCAAGTAGACTCTTTTACTTTGTTTCGCAAAAGATTCGTAACATTATTTCCATCATACAGAAAAAGACCAAACTTATTTATCCAGCATATACCAAACTCTGTCTTAACTGATGCATGTGGATGTTCTATACCAGAGAAGTCTTTTATATCTTCCAAAAACCAATTGGCGGGAGAAGGAGAAGCTATATTAAGTATGTAAAGCTTTCTAGTTTTGAACGCTAGTAATCTATCTGAATATTCCTCAAGCTTAATAAACTCTTCAGAATCTCCCTTAACAACATCAATAAAATAACTTCTAGGAAACGTATCAAACTTACCTACAGGAGTATACATAATCCTATCACGCATCTGAACAGCCTGACCATCCTCGTTCTCTGTTTTTATATTAGCTACAAAACATCTTCGATTCGCCACTACCGCAGTTTTATATCCTTCTCCATTGCCTGATATCGTAATCTTACGCTCAGAAGGAAGAAAGCCATTTAATATTTCATATGTTTCCAGACTTGGAGCCAGAGATACAACGCTATTAACATACACTTGGTCGCCACTATTTTTTACCCATGGAGAGTACTGCCCACTTAGCCCTGCTCTTGCACCACGTGCCATATCAATATCCATCAACAGTGCCCAAGGGTCATCTGTGCCATCTGCTCTTACATAAATTCTTGCACCAGATATCCTTTCATCAAAGGCGGCGGTTGCGTGCAAATTCATTGTCACTTTATAATTGTCGGCACTCGGTGTAAATGTGTTGTTCGACGTAGGAACATAAAGCAATGATTCCTGATGCCCGTCATAAATAAACGAAGTTGCAATCTGATACGCCACCGCATCATAACCACCACCAGATACAGACGCTGTAGCTACGCTAAATTGAAATCCAGTACCTGCAGAAGGATAGTTAGATGCATGAATAACAAGCTCTGTGGGTGCAGCCAATGTATTTACATTAGCAAACCAGTTATCAAAACTTGTGGTAGAAGTAAGACTCAGCGTACCAAAGTGCTGTCTCTTAATGTATCCATACCAATAAGGCTGGACCGCAGCACCAAAAGCAGCA